CTGGACCTCGTCGCCTTCCTCGCGCTGCTCGGCTTTGTGCATCCATACTTCGATGTAATTGCACCAGGCATCTCGTGCATCCTGGCGCACGAGAACAACAGCATATTCGGGGTGGGCAGAAACTAATGCAGCAGAATATTCACGGAGGTATGAGAGAAGGATCTGTCTGTCTGTCTGTCTGTCTAGACATACTGCGTGTTTGGTCCCAGGCCGGTGGCTAAGGTAAATGTGATGTGCAACGTCGATGAGCATCTCGTGCAATCTCAGAGGTCTTTCGAATTTCGCCGACACCATTGCGCCTGAAAGGTCGCGGGTCGCCGATTTCTGACAATAATTAATTAAAGCTTCCCAATTCTTTGCCTTCTCCAAATGGATATCAGGCATAATTTCACGGAGCTGACTAAATCGCACCTGCCGTACTGTGCGTACGTAACCCTGGCGGTGGTGCTTTCCTGTTTTGGGACATATCTCATCTTGCCAACCAATTTCTGCAATTAATTCAGAGCTCTGCTTGTGCAGCGCATCTAGAATAGGGTACTGGGTCTCATAAGCGGTAAATGCCCATCGAGTCGATTTGTCTGCCATGTCTGTCTGTCTGTCTGTCTAGGTTTTTTTTGGGGCTATCAACTTTGTCCAAAACTTTTGGACAGAGTTGCAAGTTGTCTGTTATAGGCCACCCTACCGGGGGTATCACCCTTCGCACCGCTCAGGGTAAAGCGTTGATTGACGCGCGACGCGGCGCACTCCGTGCACTCTGCGCCCGCTCCGCGCTACGCGCTCCACTCGCTAGCGCGTCGATTCTTTTATTCTAACATTTTTAGGGGCAGCTCGACAACGTCACCCTTGTCGATAACCTGCTTAACGGTTGCACCGGGATCGATGACACCAGTCGTTGAGTACGTCTGGGGCTTCTTGAACTGAAAATGGGCCGTAAGTGTAAGAGCATAATACTTGGTATCTATGCTACTATCCTGCTCCACGCCGTAAAGAATTCCCTTATGCGGGACGGCGGATGGAGACCACACAATAGACTGTGCAGCAGGCAGATAGGAAGTGGCCAACCACGGGCTAGTTTTAGCCTCTGCCCAAGCAGTGAACGCGGGGTTGACCGGAGCGTTAGTGTCCTCACCAATGACACCACGAAGAACTGCAGGACGCCAATTTACGTTAATCGACTTATCGTCGAAACGAATGCCCTTAGCTCCAGCGTCGCGGAGCTTGTTGAAAGTACCTGCATCAAGATTATCACCCTTAGTAATCAAATAATAGAGATACGGAACAGACTGCAGATTGCTGTCCGTAAACGTATCCATCTGAGGAGTGAATTTCAGCTCCACCTTAGTCATGCGGAAATACTGATAACACTTAGCAATATTAACCATACGGTCAAACTGTGCAAGTGCAATATTATCAAGCCGAAATACCTGATTCATTGCATCCTGAGCAAGTGCAATGGTCTGTTTGGCAGATGCAAACTCGACAGTAGGGCGTGCACGCCTTAGACGCGGGGCGCGAGGTACGCGGCGGGGCTGACGCCTCGGCTTAAATGCACGCTTAGCCATAACCATTTTATACATAGTCCAAAGAAATAAATTTTAGAAACCTCAAAAAATAACGAGGTCCGTAATACTA